GTGATGGTCTTCGTCGTGACGAGCTTCGTCGCCGCCGAGCCCTGCTTGATGAGAATCGTCCCGCTGAAGCCGGTGCCGCAGACCTGGACGTTCAGCGTGCGCGATCCGCCCGTGTCGTAGACGCTCGAGGAGCCAGATGCCGCCGAGACGTTGTTGAGAACCGTCGTGACTTCGGCCGCCACAGGGAGCGTCCACAGGAGCAGGCCGACCGCCGTCAGGACCGTGAGAAGTGAACGCTTCATGTCGCCTCCGAAGGGAAGCCGGGGAGAGGCCGCTCCTCTCCCCGGCGTGTTGTGCTGGATCAGGTGATCGTGACGCCGATGTTCTCGACCGCGTACCAGACACCCTGGTAGGCCACCACGCAGAGCGTGTTGCCGACCTGTGCGCCGAACGTGGCGGTGGTGAGCGAGCCGCCGTTGATCTTCCCGGAGTTGAACGAGACGACGTGCGCGTACGCCGTGGTCGAAACGATCTTGATCCGGTAGCCGTCGTGGGTCGTGGACGTCGGATTCGCGACCGTGCTCGAGCCGAGCGCCGAGCCCTTGGTGATGAAGTACGTCGCCGGGACTGAAGCGATCGCGCCGTCGGTCAGCTTCGCGGTCGGCGCCATGATGTGGTTGCCCTTGAACTCGGTGGCCGAGAGCCGCTTGTTCGTGTCGTCCCAGACGAGTGCTGCGTCGTCGTCGAGCAGCCCGCCAGTGCCGGCGAACGGAACGCGCGTCGCGGTGAGGCCGCTGTTCGTGAGCGAGGTGCAGGCGATCGCCGTCGCCGTGTTCGACGGGGCGGTCGCGCTGTTCCACGGTCCCGGGTTGTGGTCGAGCGCGGAGAGCGTCGCCGAGATCGTGCCCGAGACGCGCGCGGAGACGTTGGCCCGCATGTACGGCCAGGCGGCCCCCTGGTACGCGCTGCCCGCCGGCGCGGCGGCCGGGTCGGTGATCGTGATGAGCGTGTGCCAGACCAGGTTGTCGATCGACCCCTGGATCAGGACGGTGCAGGACGACCCGGCGGCGGAGGTGACGAGGACGAGCGCGCCGGGCGAGCCGGGCCGAACCGCGGTCCCGGCGCCCGTGGTGATGACTCCGGCGAGGAGGGTCTGTGCGGCGCTCATGGTCAGATCCCCGTGATGGCGAAGCAGAGCGCCGCGGTGACGACCTCAGCGGGACTGCGTCGGACGCTGCCGTAGACGATCGTGGTCTTGTCCTCGGGGTAGTTCGGCGAGGGGTACTCGCCGGCCTCGAAGGCCGTCCCGTCGATCTGGTTCTCGAACTGCGCGGCGAAGGTCGGGTCCGTCCCGTTCCACGGCTGGGCCGCGAGCGAGGGCGAGTAGCCGACGTGCACCGTGTCGTCGAGGTTGTAGGTCGTGGAGTCCCAGAGGAACGCCGGGGTCAGCGTGCCCGTGGGGGCGCTGTCGTGCCGCGGCGTGCCGATGAGGAGCTTGAGCCCGAAGAGCGACATCGGGAAGCCGCCCGCGAGGACCTGGGCCATGAGGCCGCCGAAGATCCCCTGAGCGTTCTTCGAGACGTGGTCGGAGCCGACGAAGCCGGCCCACTTCTTCCGCGGGATGCGGATGAAGTTCGGCTCGATGCCGGCGAGCTCGGCGACGACGGCCTTGGCGTACTCGACGTCGTCGAGCGCCTTGCACGTCGAGCCGGCCCAGAGACCGGCGGCGCCGGTCGTGTTCGCCGCGGCGAACGTGGACGGGTCGTAGAGGGATGCCACCTTGTTCTCGATGGCGAAGCGCAGGACGTTGCCGACCTTGGCCGAGCAGTTCATGCGCGGCTCTTCGGGCGACAGCGAGTTCTTGACGTCCTCCTCGGTGTACTCGGCGCGGACCGCGTCCTCGACGATCGAGGAGGTCAGCCAGGTCGCCGTCGGCCGGGAGATCAGGAGCGCGCGCCCGCCGGGCTTGCGAACCGTCTCGAGGAGGTCGTTCAGGAGCGACTGCGCGTCCTCGCGGCGCCACCGGACGTAGTCCTTCGGGACGGGCTTGACGGGGGCGAGGATGTCGGCGAGCCATCCGCCCGTCGCGGCGACGGACGAGACCGCGTTCGTCATGACGGGGTCGGGCTGGTTGGCGAGCTTGCCGGGGTTCCTGTAGTCGTATGCCATCTCAGGCCACCTTGATCAGCGTGAATTTGTCGCCGTCGAGCGCCGTCGCCGTGGCGGCGTAGCCCGAGACGTGGTTCGTGCCGACCGTCGCGAGCCCGTACTTGCCGTTCGCCGACGGGGTGCAGGGCTGCCCGACGGCGAGCGCCTCGGAGCACGTCGCGATGACGGCGCCGGTCAGGGTGCCGGTCACGCCGTCGCCGTTCTTGGCGATGACGGGGATGTGGACGCGGTAGTAGTCGGTCGCCCCCGCGAGGGTGAGCACGCCGGCCGCGGACGGCACGTAGGCCAGCCCGTCGGTCGCGTCCACGCCCATCGTGAAGACGCCGAGCTTGTAGAAGGGATCCTGGAATTTCTTCAGGTCGGCCATGGCTTACCTCCGCGTCACCGCGACGACGGCCTCGCGGTAGGAGACGTTCTTCTCCGCCGCGTACACCTTCGCCTTGCGGTTGAGCTCGGCCCTGTCGTTGAAGTCGACGACCTCGGCAGAGTTGCCCGCCGCGTCGACGACCGACCCGCCCTCGGGCCCGGCGACCTTGAGGGCCGCGACGAGCGCCCGGGCGGCGTCGAGGCTCTTCTCGCCGGCCGCGCGCACGGCGGCCTCGGTGTCGGCGTTCTGGATCTTGCGATCCGTCTTCGCCTGGGCGATGAGGGCGTCGAGATCCTTCTCGGCCTTCATCGACTTCACGTCACCCGCGAGCGCGGTGACGAGAGTGGTGAGATCGGCCAGGGCCTTCGCCTGCCCTGCCGTCTCGGTGGGGGTCGTGTCACTCATTGGGGCCTCCTTCTGCTCGGCCCCGGGGGTGACGATCCCGTCCGAGCTGGTGAGTGCAGCCGCTTCCGGCTGTTCGGGTTCGCATTCCGGCGCCTCGACGTCGACCGTCACGGTCACCGGGGGCCATCTGTTCGCATCCGCTACGAGCTGGCCCATCAGGTCCGCCAGCGTCGTGATCCCATCGACCAGGCCGAGGGAGAGCCCTTCCCGAGCGGTGAAGCACCGGCCATCGGCTACGGCTACCGCGGCAGGGCGGGCTCTCCGCACGGCCTCGACGAATTCGTTTCCGAGCGAGTCGATCTCGCGCTGCAGTTCGGCCCGCTGGTCTGCGGTGAACTGCGTGCCGCGCACCCCCGAGCCCTTGCCCGGGGACGACTTCACGACGTCGACCTCGACGCCCTCGTTCCGGTACATGCGCGACAGGTCGACCGCCACGGCGTAGACGCCGATCGAGCCGACCGCCGCCGTGGCGTTCGCGTAGAGCTTCGAGGCCTGCGAGGCGATCCAGTACGCCGCGCTCGCGCACATGTCCGAGGCGTAGGCCGTGACCGGCTTGACCGACCGCGCGCGGTAGATCGCCTCGGCCAGCTCCTCGGTGCCCGCCACGGTGCCGCCGGGCGAGTCGACAACGAGGAGGATGGACTTCACGCCGGGGTCGGCCAGTGCCGCCGCGAGCGCCTCGCCAGCGACCTGTGTCGAGGCCGTGCCGCCGAAGAGCCAGCCCCAGAACGATGGCCGCTTGCAGACCATCCCCTCGAACTTGATGACGCCGACACCGTTCTCGTTCGTGTAGAGCGGAGCGTCGGCGGTGAGAGCCGAGCGCCCGTTCATCAGGGCGCCCATCGGCTGAGACGCCGCGAGCCGGAGCCGTTCGAGGGCCCGCGGCTCGAGTGCCCAGAGGGACTCGGGCAGTCCGGGTGATTCCGCTGTCACGCGGCGACCTCCTTCGGCACGGCCACCGGCCGCGGTTCCACCGCCCCCAGCGGCGTCTCCCCGTCCTTCGGGGCCGGGAGCCGCGTCTGCTCGCGGTAGTAGTTCTCCGAGACCGCGACGCCGTGCGCCTTCGCCCGCGTCACGAGGTCGTCGAAGACGAGCGCGTCGGTCGGCTCCTCGAGCTCGGGCAGCCACTTCGGCGCGGGCCACTTCCCGGCGTACCCGCGCACCTCGCGCCACGGGGCGATGAGGTCGCGGGCGACCGCCTCGGCGATGAGCGAGCAGACGTCCGCGACGACGTACCGGGCGACGGCCTGGTGCGTGTCGGCCGAGGTCTTCGACCCGGCGCCCTGCTCGATGATCCCGGTCTGCGACTCGCCGAGGAAGGCGAGGAAGATCCGCTGCGCCGAGCGGAGCATGAACTCGGCGTGCGGCGACGTGGCCCCCACCGCGCTGTCCCCGCCGACGACGGTCGCCTCGTCCTGGAGACCGATCGACAGGCCCATCGCCGCGCCGAACTCGGCGATCATCTGCTTCGCCTTGGCCTGCCCCGACCCGCTCGACTTCACGACCGGGATCGGCATCCCGAACCGCTCGAGGCGCTGGCCCCACCAGCCCATGACGTTCAGCCGCGCGAAGAAGTCCGTCAGACAGGCTGCGGCCGAGCCGCGCAGTTCCCACGCGACGAGGTCCGGGTCGGGGTCGATCGCGATCCACTTCCCGCGGTCGAACGACGAGACCGGGATGCCCGTCTCGTTCAGGGCCGAGGTGGCGAAGCACGGCTCGCCAGTGACCTGGTCGTTCCGGAGCCGCTGCTCGGGGACGAACCGCCAGTCGACGACGGCGCGCGGGATGACGTTCTTCTCGTTCCAGACGTTCTCGATGAGCCCGCCGCCGCGCAGCCAGGCATCGACCGCGTACGCCTTGGCCCGCCGGACAGGCAGCTCGGCGAGCATGGCGGCCAGCTCTTGCGCCTCCGCCTTCGCACCGTCCGAGTCGTCGCCCGGCGTAATCTCGAACTCGGTCGCGCTGACCGCCGACTTGAGCTGCCTCGAGGCGGCCCGGATGTCCGGGTCCGTGGCGAACATCAGGTCGTGGATGCGGGCGATGCGGTTGCGGTTGCCCCGCGCCGCCGCGTCGAGAGCCATGCTGATGTCGGTCGCGGTGAGCGACTGCGCCGAGATGCGCGCCGTGACGTCGTTCTTGCCCCGGGTGTAGGCGACGGCTTCGAGAGTGGTGTCCGGCTGACCGCCTGAGACCCAATCTGCGAACCGTCGGAGTACGCCCACGGTTCGAGGGTCGGGCGGAGGTTAGGGTTTTTCTATCTTCGCCTGTCCCGGTGGGACAACCTCTCGTCAGGGGCGAGGTATCGAAGCTCCGTGACCTCCGCCGGCAGAGCGATCTCGACGACGGGCAGAAGGAATCTCAGCCCGCAGCCTGCCGGCGCAGGGCAGACGCACAGCGTGAGGTGAACGTGCCGCTCGACCCTCGGGTCAGCGTCGAGGGTCGGTACGTGGCGCATGACGCGCCGGCCCTTGACGCGCACGGCTGGCTTACGGCAACGGGGGCAGACGGCCATCAGAAGGCCCACCTGCGCGCCGACGCGCGCATCGGGACGGCGACGGTGTGCGCCTCTGCCGTGTCCTCCCCCCGGCTGGCGAACGCCATGATCACCGCGTCGGCCCGGTCGGTTGAGCGCCCGATCCGCTTGCGGATGTCGTCCTTCGACTCGACGAGGACCCGCCCCCTCGAGGTCGGCTTCCACCTGGGTGCGGCGAGCTCGCCGATCAGCTCGTCGTCGTCGGGCAGGCATACCTTCGATCCACTCGACGGGTCGAGACGCTCCCGCATCCCCCACCACGCCTCGGCCCTGCGGTTCTCGAACCCCAACTCGCCCGAGCGGTCGAATGCCTCGGACCGCGCCCCCGCGATGAACGAGACCACCGGGAGTTCCTGTTCGCGCAGCCGGGCGACCACGCCAGCGCCGATGCCGATGCCGTCGACCACGGCGACCCCGCCCGAGCCGAGCGCGGCCGCGGCCCTGCCGGCTGTCACCATCTCGTCTCCCCGGGCGTACGCCTCGACAGACGTGACGATGTCGCCGAACCGCCGTGCCAGGACGGTGGCGTCGCCGCCCGTACCGCCGCCCACGTCGATCCCGATCGAGGTCTGTCCGCTGGCCTTGGCTCCCGTGTCGTGCCAGACGTTCCACCGTTCGACCGCCGCCTCGACCCACGCGAGCGGGATGACGCCGTCCTCGTCCTCGGCGAACTCCCCCAGCACGCGGTTGCGGTAGACCGGGTTCGTCTCGCCCCACTGCCGGCGCCTCGCCTCGGCCCACTCGCGGGAGATCCGCCCGGCTGCGATCGCTTCCTCGAGGGTGACGTGCCTCGGCCACCAGTCCTCGAGGCCTGGACGACGAGCGTGGATCGAGAAGAACCGTCCGATCGGCGGGCCGGGCGTCGAGAGCGCGAGGACGTACGCCTCGCCGGCCGAGAACGCACCCTCGACCGCGTCCCATGTCGGGTCGGAGATCGCCTTGCCCTCGTCCAGCACGTACAGGATCTCGTCCGCGTGCGCACCCTCGACGAGCTCGGGGCGGTCGGACGCGACGGCGAATGCCTCGCCCCGCTTCAGCTTGAGCGAGAGGGTGAGGATCTCCTGTCCGTCCCGCCATCCCGTCCCGTTCATCCGCCCCGTCCACTTCCGGATCTCGGGCCAGAGGTACTTCTCGAGCTGTCGCCAGGCGCCGGCCGTCGTGACGACCTTCCAGTCCCGCCCGGCCGCCTCCCGGGTCGACGCGAAGGCGAGGACAGCCCAGGCCGCGATCGCCGACTTGCCGAGGCCGTGGGGCCCGCGGACGCAGACGCGGCGGCGCGCGGTCAGGTTGGACAGGATCTCGGTTTGGTAGTCGGCGAGCGATGCGCCGAGCTGGTCGGCGGCGAAGGCTGGGAAGTCGGAAGCATACTGGCGGGAGAGGCCCGCCTTTGCGCTCCGCTGCCCCAGGAAGGCACTCCAGTCTTCAGCGAGCGACGGCACGGAACTCCTCGTCGACGGCCGCCAGCGCGTCAGGGAACCGCTCGAGCGTGGCGTACAGGCGATCGCGGAAGGCGAGCCACTCGCCGGAAGTGACCAGGACGTTGACCTGGGTGTCCGGTTTCAGCTTGCCGGTCAGCTTGCCCAGTAACTCGAGGTTGCCCCTGGCCTCCCGAATCGCGCCGATCGCGAACCCGAGGCTCTTCGACTTCTCGGCTTCGGTCAGGATGGCGAGGGTGCGGCGCTGAAGGTCGACCGCGGCCTGCGTCAATCCCACGCCTGCCGCGAGCTCGTCGAGGCTGACCGCGGCTACGGCCGCGGCGATCGCCTTCGGCACGCAGTTCTCGGCGTGCCGCTCGATCGTCGACCTGGGATGCCCGGTAAGGCGCGCTATCTGGGGACGGGGCGTCCCGACCGACAAGGCAGCGTCGACCTCGGCTCGCTTCTTCCCGGTGCAGACCGTGCAGGGTCGCGCCACCTCAGCACCACCCGCACTTCCCGGCGACCAGCCGCCCGCCACAGGTTGGGCAGACGGGCAGCCGGCGAGCCTCGAAGCAGGCGCGGCAGAGGAGGTCGGACGGGGGGACCTCGGCGTTGCACTTCACGCAGCCAAACCTCGCCGGATCACCCTCACTTTTTTCACCCTCTTTCAGCGCGCCCGCCACCCCCATCGCAAACCTCGCCGGAACCGCCCCTACGGGGAGTAGGGGCGGCGAGGTTCCGACGCGGCTTTGCGGAACCGCGCCCGGCGAGGTATCCGGCGAGGTTCGGCGAGGTTCGGCGAGGTTCATCATTCGCCCCTCCTGATCGGCAGTTTCCACACGAGTCCACCCCCTCTTCCAGACCTCTCTTCGGTGATCAGTTCGCCCTCGTCGGCCATCTCGAGCCGGGCCGCCCGGTGGCGCGCGTGGTCCTTCCCGCACCTCTCCTCGAGCGCCTTCCCCGACATGCCGTCTGGGTTCGTCTTCAGAACCTTCCGGATCTTGTCCTTCGCCTCGATGAGCGACTTCCGGCGCGCCGTCTCGGCGGCGTCGGCCTCTTCCTGCTCCCGAGCCCCCTTGTCGATCTCCCGCAGCCGCCACTCGATCGGGTCAAGCAGGAGCCGGAAGACCTTCCCGGCCGATCCGAACGACACCTTCGGCAGCGTCACCTCGACCTCGGTCTGGCCGTCCTCCCGGTCCATCCGCTCCATGAACGCCATGACCTGCGATCGGTGCTCCACCTTCGCCGAGCCGAGCGCGGCGGACCGCGGATGCTGGCGGTCTTCCTTTCGTTTCGCCGCGGTTGCGGCCCGGTTCGCGTGGTTCGGGACCATGACCGGGATCAGCAGCCGGCTTGCGAGGAGCCTGGCCGTCTCCATCGCCGAGTCGATCCGGGCCCGCTCCCCCTCGTCGTCGGCCGCCGTGGTCACGGTCTGAGGCGTGTCGATGAGCACGGCCGCAGCGTCCTTCGCCTCGAGGACGGCCGCGGCGAACGTCTCCATCGTCACCCCGGGCTCCCTCTCGTCGGCCACCCGGATCACGCCGCCGAGCTCGGAGACGAACTGCTCGAACGCCCCCTCGTCGCCCACGATGTCGCCGAACCGCCCGGCGAGGCGGGTGAGCGGCTGCGTGCCGCCCTGGTCGGGCGAGTAGCAGTACAGCCGGCCGCCGTTCTTCCGGGCCCTGTCCAGGGCGAGCTGGACGCCGAGGACCGACTTGCAGGACCCTGGCGGGCCGACGATGCCCATCACGATCCCGCCGGGCAGGCCGCCCTTCATCGCCTCGTCGAGCGACGGGATGCCGGTCGGGAACCGGGTCTCCTCGATCGTCCGCATCTCGGAGCGTAGGGAGAGGAGGTCGATCCACGGGAAAACGGCCGGCGCTCGCTCAGGCTTTGGCGCGGTGGCGTCCTGCGAGGTTGACCCTACCTTCGCCCCTCCCGCCCCGAGAGAGGCCTCCAACGCCTCCCTGACGCTCGGGAAGGGGTCACGCCGCGGCTTGTCGTACGCCCAGGCGAGCGCCTTGCGGATCTCGGCCTCGGAGACCTGCCGCTGGGCCCCCTGCTCCCGGGCGAGGTCGAGGTACGGGTCGACGTACTCCAGGGCGATCGAGGCCGGGACGGCGTTGTCCTTGCACTGGACCCAGAGCCAGACGGCGGTGTCGTGACGGGCCGAACCGGCGCTGACCCTGGCCGCCGCGCGGGCGAACAGGGCGTCGGCAACGGCCCGGGCCTGCTCTGGTGGGAGGTCGACGCCCGTGTCGATCGGGGACGTGGGCTGATCAGACCGTCCGAGGAGCTGGAGCAGCCACGCCGGGGCCGGCTCGATGACGGAGTCGTCGACGTCGACCCACTGGTAGGCGCCGCCCGAGGCGTGGACGGACGGCGGGGCGATGACGTACCCGCCGTCGGCCTTGATGTCGAGCCCCGGGCCGAGCTTCCCGGACGAATTGCTCGAGATCCTGACCCCACCCGGGTGCTTCAGGTAGACGTGCAGCGAGCCGCCGCCCGATCCCGTCTTCGCCCGGATCGAGTAGGGGACGCGCCCCTGCCGGGCCTCGAGCTCCTCGAGCGAGGCGAGGCCGGTCTTGTAGGCGTCCACGTCCAGGACGACAAGCCCTGACTCCTCGCCGCAACGGATGGCGACGTTCGCCTGGGGGTACTGCGCCCACCAGCCGCGGACGATGTTCGGGTCGGTCGTCGCGTCGAGGAGCCCGTTCGGAGCGAGACGGGCCAGCGGGTGCTTCCCTGCCCGGGTGCATTCCTTCCCCTTGGAGCAGGCGCACCCGCCGGCCTCCGGCCACCAGCAGGGGAAGACGGCCCAGCCGTGGGCGGCGTAGCGCAGGGCGGCATCGCCGAGGGGGGAGAGGGCGGGGGCGGGCATCACGCCGTCGCCTCGTCCCGGCGAAGACGAGAAAGCCACACCAAGAACTCGCCGTGTGACCGCCGTCCCTTAGCGCGGTTGCAGGTGGAGCAGATCACCTGAAGGTTTGCGGTCTCGTCGGTCCCACCCATTTCGCGCGGGACGATGTGGTCGAGCGAGTAGTTGGTCAGCGTCAGGTTCACGTCGCAGTACACGCAGTGGGCGCCCTTTTCGATGCTTTCGAGAAGTGTCTCCACGGTGTCCATGAGCCGCTGCCCGTTCATACCGAACGTGCTTGCCAGCCGTTGCTTCAGGTTGGTCCTGAGGTTCGTCTTGTAGTCACGGGAGATCCGGCCCCTGTGTTTGCGGTAGCTCTCTGCCCTGATCTGCCTTTTGCACGCGGCGCAGTACCTACCTGACTTGTGCTGAGTCGCCATGGACGGCGTGAAGTCGGAGACGGGCAACCATGCCTTGTGACCCTGACACCACCAGACGTTCTCTTCTCCGCCGAAGAGGTCGATCGTGTCGTCGATCATGCGACCAGCCTCCCCAGCACCCTGTCCACGTCCTCGACCGAGCGGGCGACGATGTAGAGGCCGCCGAGTCGTTCAACCATCGCGCGGAACGCGAGCTGCGACTCGCGCATCCGGTCGCTTGCGGACTTCGTCTCGATGGCGAGGAAGAGCCCCACGGTCGGTCGCCCCCATCCCGGCGGCGAGCCGGCCGTGTCGGCGGGCAGGGAGAGAATCCCGATCAAGTCCGCACACCCCGGCACATTCATCTGCACCGGCCTCATCCCTCCGGCGGCCGGCACCCAGGCTTGCCCGGCATTCGCGCGCCACAGGCGCACGGATGGGTGGGCTCCCCACGCCAGCAGGATCTCGGCGTTCAGCTCGTTCCCTGAAGGGGCGAATGGGGACTTAGCAATGATCGGCATCGGGCCACACTCCGAAGGTGCTGCGGTAGATGGCCCGGGCGTAGTCGGGCTTGTACCCGCGCTCCTGGGCGATCCGGTTCCACTTCTCGAGGAGGGCTGCACGCCGGTCGGGAGCCACGCGCTCCTGCCACTTCACCTCGCCCAGCTCCCCGCCTTTCGTCGCGATGAGCGGCCGATGCCGCACCGGGAAGGGCTGCGCGCAGGCCGGGCAGACCCATGCCGTTCCGGGCGCGCAGGCGTAGCAGAGCGGACACTGCCTGACGGACATGGCCTTCGAGGCGTCACGCCTCTTCGCCCCGGAGAGTCCGGGCTCGTCCCGTTCGGTCGGGAGGCCGTGCCGGTAGACGTTCCCGGCGTGGTCGAGAACGATACAGTCGCGCTTGGACTCCCACGCCCGCAGACCTCTCCCCACCATCTGCCGGTAGAGGGCCCGGCTCTGCGTCGGCCTGGCCTGCACCACGCAGGCGATGCGTGGGAGGTCCCAGCCCTCGCCGAGAATGCCGACGTTGGAGAGGACGACCGTGGTGCCTTCTGCGGTGCGGCGCAGGATGGCCCGTCTCTGGTCGATGGGGGTATCTCCATCCACATGCTCGGCCGGCACGCCGCGGGTCGCGAACTCCGCGACGAGGTGCCGAGAGTGCTCGAGCGAGGTTGCGAACAGGACGGTCGACCGTCCCTGCGCGCGCCTCAGCCACGTCTCGACCACGTTCCCGATGAGGACCGGCTTGTCCATGACGCTCGCGAGCTGGGAGGGATCGAAGTCGCCGGCCACGCGACGGACCATCGAGACGTCAGGCTCCTCGGGGCCGATGACGACGGGCGGGACCAGCCAGCCGGCGTCGATGAGCTCATCGATGTGGGCGACGTTCACGCAGCCATCGAAGAATTCGCCCAGGCCCCGGCCGTCGAGCCGATACGGCGTTGCGGTGAAGCCGAGGACGGCTCCGTGGTAGGCATTGACGATGCGGCTGAACGAAGCGGATGGCGTCCGGTGGCACTCGTCGACGATGACCAGCTCGGCCGGCGGGAGCTTCCGGCGGATGAGAGTCGCTACGCTTCCGACCTGGACAGGCAGGTCGTTCCGCCGCGGGTGATCGCCCTGAATCACCCCGTGGTCGAGCCCCGCAAGGTCGAGCTTGTCGGAGAGCTGCTCGATGAGCTCGAGGCGGTGCGCGAGGAAGAGGACACGGCTGCCTTTGGCCGCAGCGAGAGAGGCGATGTGGGCGGCAATGATCGACTTGCCGGCCCCAGTGGGGGCGACGATGCAGACGCGACGCTTCCCCTGACGGGTGAGCTCTCGGGCCTCGTCTACGGCGCGGATCTGGTAGGGCCGGAGTGAGAGGGTCACGCCATCCCCCGGGCTTCGAGCATCGCCACCAGCTCGACGATGTCTGGGCGGCGAAGGAGGAGCCACGTCATACGATGTCCTCATCTGGCTCTGCTGCCTCGAAGAGCACTGGCGTGTTCGCTTCCGCCGCCTTGAGATTCGCCGTCGCCTGCCGGAAGTAGGATGGCTTCAGCTCCACGCCGACGAAGCGCCGGCCCTTCTGGACGGACACGTAGCCCTCGGAGCCGATGCCGGCGAATGGCGAGAGGACGATGTCGCCTGGGTTCGTCCACAGCTCTACGGCCCGTTCGATCACGTCGAGCTGGAGCGGGCAGATGTGACGCTCGTCGTTGTGCTCCCGAGCGCTCCGGTACTGGAGAGTCCGCGACGGGTTCACGTCCATCCAGACCGGCGAGGCATAGCGCTGCCACTTCGCCACGGGGAACGATTCGTTCGTGTGCGTCACCCGCTCTGGGTTATCTCCCGGCTTCCGCATCGTCACGAGGTAGTCAGGGATGCCCTGCCGGCTCATGCACGAGTCCTTCTTGAGCTGCTTGTGGAGCAGCCCCAAGGCCTTCGTCCGCTGCATCGCCGTGACGGGGTCTTTCCAGATGACGACCTCGGAGTGGTAGACCCATCCGGCCTCGACGAACATCCGGATCAGCTCGCCCCGGAAGTCGCGCAGCCCGATCACGTTGTCGCGCGCCTTCGAGGTTGGCAGGTTCATGCAGTGGAACGAGAGCAGCCTCCCGGGCTTCGTCACGCGGAGCAGTTCGGGGATCAGGAACGTGAAGTGCTGCGCGAACTCGTCGCCATCCTTCACGTTCCCCATGTCCATCGGGCTGTCCGAGTAGGTGTAGAGCGACGCGAACGGCGGCGAAAAGATCGTGTAGTGAACGGACTCGGACGGGAGCGCGGAGACGACCTCGACGCAGTCCCCGTTGTAGAGAGCCCACTTGTCAGTCACGGATTCCTTCATGCTGCGAGCCACTCCGGCACGGTGATGGCGATGCGCTCGCCGGTTGACGTGTTCCGCTGCCTGCCGACGATCCCCGTCAGCCCGAACTGCGACAGCTCGCGCTGCATCTTGTCGGCCTCGTCCTGCTTGCGGCGTAGGTTCTGTTCGATGGCGCCTTCGGCCTGGTGCCGGATCGTGTGGACGTGGACGGGGTTCTTCTGCCCGTATCGCCAGCACCGCCGGATCGCCTGGTAGGTCATCTCGAACGAGTGAGAGATTGAGACGAATGCCATCCGGTCGCAGTGCTGCCAGTTCAGCCCGAACCCCGCGATGGACGGCTTCGTCACGAGAACGCGAGCGGAGCCGTCAGAGAACGCATCGAGGCGCCGTTCCTTCTCTTCGAGCGGCATGGAGCCCGTGATCTCGATGGCGCCCGGGATCGCCTCGGCGAGCGCCGACGACTCGTCGTTCAGCTCGCACCAGATCACCCACGGCCGGTTCTCCGCCGCGGCGAGTTCCGCGCACTTCTCGACGCGATGCCGGATACTGGCCCGCTTTACTGCCCGCTGTTCGTTGAGCGTCATGGCGTCCGGAGCGAAGAGGAATCCGGCCGCCTGCGTCACATCGGCGTCCGCCTCGATGACGTGGTTGTGCTGCACGAGCGGCGGCAGTGCGAAGCCGTCGTCCGGGTAGCCGAGGTCGCTCGGCTTCTGAATCGCCACGCCCCATGACGACACCCATTCCCAGAACGCCTTCTGTGCGTGTCCCTTCAGACGCCACGTCTGCGTCTCGCCCCCGTCGTGGACGAAGTACATCGAGAGCATCTCGGTTCGGGACATCGCCCCGAGGAACTCCGAGTGATTCCCCAGCTCCATGAAGTCGTTCGGTGCCGGCGTCGCGGTACAGGCGAGGCGGTACGGGGTCCGACCGAAAGCGCCGATGATCGCGTTCCGCGTCTTCCCGTCGTACGCCTTCAGAATCGACGACTCGTCTAGCACGACCCCGGCGAAGTCGTCGGGGCAGAAGCGATGGAGCATCTCGTAGTTCGTGATCGTGATGGGGCCAGCGACCTCCCCGCCCCGCGAGTAAGTGGCGTCGATCCCGAAGCGACGCCCCTCCTCGACGGTCTGGTGCGAGACGGCGAGCGGGGCGAGTATGAGGACATTGCCTTTGCGTTCGGAGACGCGAGCGGCCCATTCGAGCTGCATCAGCGTCTTCCCCATGCCGCACTCCGCGAAGATCGCGGCGCGGCCCTGCCGGAGCGCCCATCCGACGATGTCGCGCTGGAACGGGAAGAGGGCCTCGCACTGCGGCGCTGCGTCGATGCCGGCGGCTTCGGTGCGCTTCGCCTTGGACTCGATGAAGCGGCGGTAGGCGTCGCTCATTCCGCCCGCTCCCACAGTTCCGCCCGCACCTTCCCGGTGTCGGGCCAGACGGAGACGACGCCCGAGAACGAGTAACCAGGAGGCGGGACAGCCCCAACGCGAAGCCACAGGTAAAGTGTCGCGCTCACGCCATCCCCCGCGCCGCCATCATCTCGACCAGCTCGACGGCGTGGTGTGCAACGACGCCCCAGGGCTCCCTGTCGTGTACCGCCTGCCGCAGCAGCCGCGCCCGGGCGGCGAGTGCGATGGCCTCCTGTCGGCGGCTTTCACAATTCTCGCAGCACTCGGCTGGGAAGGTGTCGCCGTGGAATGTTACGATCGTGTCAGCCAAAGGGGCCTCCTCTCCAGGTCTCAAGGCAGGGCCGGGTGAGCACGCGAATGCTTCCCGGCCCGTTTCTTTCCTCATTCTACGCCTGACGGTTCCCCGCGATGCGGCGCCAGCGGGCGTCGGCCTCGCCGAACCGAATCGTTCCGGCCGACCGCGACGTCGTAGTTACCGTCAGCCCGCCCAGCGGATTACAGACCGGGCAGTTTCTAGCCATAACGTACGAATCCCCCTCTTCGATGATCCGGAACCCGGTCCCATCGCAGCACCCCGGCAGCGTGCGCGGCGCGGTCACTCCCGCACCTCCGCCTTGATGTCGTAGTAGCGGTTGAGCGCCTCTTCGACCGCGTGAAGGATTCGGCACCCAGGCTCGGTGCTATCGGCGGAGCGCACGAAGATGTCCGCCGGGTAGATCTCGACAAGCATCCGGCGCGTCTCCTCGGCCCATTCGGTGAGGCCCAAGGGTGGAGCGGGCTCGGGTTTCGTTTCGGTATGCGACTCGAAGATGAATGGCGCGGTCACGGCCGGCCTCCTCGGACGGCGGCGTCGAAGGCGGCCTTGATCTGCTCTGGCGTGGACGGCTCGTG